GTTGAGTCGCCACGTTCGTTGAAGAACAGGTTGGTGTCCACTCCACGGCACGCTGCAGCAAGCCGCCATTCTTGGTCTTTCATTCGCTAAACGCTTTCCAAAATGCGATCACCAGGGCGGTGATGTAGAGGGCCATGATCCCGGTGAGAATGAAGTCAGCCATGCTTCTTCTCGCAGTTGTCTCGGATCGCGTTCGTGTAGGCGATCTGTGCGTCGAGCGCACGCCGCAGGATGCGGATCGTTTCTGCTGCTTCCCACGACAGGTTTGATCCTTCTTCTTCTAGTTCTTTCACGATGTCGTAGCCGGTGGTTGTCATCAGCGGAATCCTTCGCGCACCATGATGTCGATGAACCGTATGTCGATCGCTGTTTGTTCGTCGTCACGACGCACGTTGGCGATCAGCTGTTCGGCCTGGTTCATTAGTTCAAACAGGGTGTATTGGTTGCTGGCGTCTTTGTTGCGGAACGCCGGATGATCTTCTTTCCCCATGTCTTTCCTTTCAGACTCGCCACGGACCCCATCCGTAGCCATGCTTCTCTAAACCGTACAGAAAAATCGTTAGCCCGGCAAGCAAATTTTTGCGGGCATCAAACAGATCGTGGCATGACTCCACCACATCCCGATCCTGTAGCCAGCCAGCGTCACTCCACTTCGACGGCTTACACCAGTAGTGGTTGATCTGTAGCAGGCCGGATGATCCGCCGTTCGGGTCGGTGCCGTTCAACGCTTCCGGTCGGCACCGGGACTCGCGCCACAGCACCCGGTCGAGTTTCGGCCATTCGGCTTCCGGCCAGCCGACCTCGATCGCCAACGGATACCATTCGGCGCACTTGCCGGGCGGCAGGGTGGTCGTTGTGGTCGGGATCACCTGCCCCAAATCGGGCCGGATAGGGGTCTGTAGAGGCGTATAAGCCACGCTCACCCCCGCTGTGGTGGTCGGGGGCGGATACTCGTCCCGAACCAAATCTGACGGGGCGTCACATCCGATACCGGACAACGCAAAAAGAACTAGCACACCGATCGTTCTCATCGGACTCTCCTTAGGTCAGTAGCCAGCCTGCTTCAACAAGCGAGCCATAGCTTCAAGGGTCAGAACCGCATACGACTGGCCCGCATCCCAAACCCCACGCCGCTTAGCGACCAGGATTCCGAACTCGGCACCCGCGTTCTGCCTCTCCGTTTCTGTTTCCTTCAGCCACTCCGAGAGCGACAACTCTTTATGATTCTTACACTCGATCACCAGACCAGGCATCCCAGTCAGGTCACCCTTATCCTGTACCCCTTGCAAAGCACGACGCTCAGCGTACGGGAACCCGTTGTCACGCAAAAACTGTGCGACAGCAGACTCAAACATCGTTCCTTTTGCGCGTTGCTTGCTCATCTTCAATCTCCAAGTCGTACCGCCGCCCGCGACGGGTACGGCACCAATGGTAGGGGGGTTCCGTCAATGGTACATGGGTAGTGACGCGCTCCCCGCAGGAAGCGCACCACCACCGTACCGAATGGTCATCAGAATGGGTCTTCATCCTGAACTTCAGTCGCGTTGAACGCCTGCTTCAACTGATCGACAGGGTTCTTGGAGTCACGGACGACACGGCCAACAGCGTCAGCGATGATCTCGACACGCTTGCCCTTGCTGCCGTCCTTCTTCTCGTAGTCCTCCACCTGCAGGCGGCCTGCCACAATGATGCGGTCACCCTTGCCGATGTGTTCCACGACAGCTTCAGCCTGATCTCCGAACACCACAATGTCGTACCATGATGTTTTCTTCTGGTCATCCTTGCCGCGTGTGTCTGCGACAGAGAACTTCAAGACAGCCAGCCCTGAGCCTGTGTACTTCAAGCCTTCGGGTTGGCGTCCGACGTTACCGATCACGGTAATCTGATTCATGTATTCCCTTTCAGGTGTTTGAACGATTCTCGCAGCTTCACGAGATCCGCTGTGGTTACGATTCCGGTGAGATCCACACCGGCATGGTCGGCCACACGATCGTGGTCGAGGTTGGCTTCCGCACAAACGGTGACGAACTTGGCGAGTGCATCAGGGTGGGCGGGACGTACCGGCTCCGGCTTGGATGCTTTCACCGAAGATACTTTCTTTGACGTAACAATCTCCGGGGCGGCAGCAGGGGTATGGGCCAGGTCTTCCCACTCAGCCTTAGTCCACAGCGAGAGGGCAACACCGAACCGCATCGCACCGTTACGGATCGCATCAGACACCAACTCCTTGCCGACATCAGACTTGCGTTCCTCCACCGAACCGACGCAATACCGGGTCTGGCCGAGCAACGTCATCCAGAACCCAGACTGGATCATGTTGCCGATCTTCACACGGGCCGGCAGACCAGCGTCGTCGAACGCTACAGGGTCAATGCTCCATGTCGGGTCGATCTCAATCAAGATGCGGGTGATGTCAGCGTGACCAACGAAGTCGAGCGTCACCCCACCCTTCGGCAACTTGGACACGATCCTCGGGTCAGGTACAGCGTGATCCTTCAGGATCTTCCGCAACCCATCAACATCCTTCTCAATCATTACTTGTTTCCTTTCACTAGGGATTCCCACACACGGACAGGCCGACGATGACACGCCGCCCGTTCACTCGACACGAACCTATCAGTCGGGGCGATCAACCCCAAACCCTCAGCCCGCTTCATCGCACCACCCAACGCACGGCCATCATGCGTCAGACCGGCATTGTTCTCACCGAAGTATTCCCACACGTCGTCGGTGGTGAACTCGTCTTCCGTTTCAGACAACACGATGATCGCCTGCAACGACAGGTCACGAAACTTCTCAGCTGCGTTCTGCCAGCCACGCTCGATGGCTTCGTCACGCAACCGTTCCGCCTCACGGATACCGTTCATTACTTTTCTCCTTTCACACGCAACACACGGAACGTGCTGCTCTTTGTGTACTTCTCCGCCAGATCAGGGTGATCCGCAGAGAAACCTTTACTGTCGAACGACGTACGTGATTGGTTCTTCCACGTCACCACGGTCGCCCCGTCCACCGTACCGGTGTCAGCGTCACCCAACAAGCCGGCGATCTTCGCTTTCAACTCGTCCTCGGTGGCAGACATCTCCTTCTTGCGGGCCTGCACATCCTTCAACTCGGACAGCAGGTGAGCGTATTCGCTCAGATCAGCGACACCGCTCAACGCCTGCGGATACGTCGCCTGAATGTCATCGTACGTAGCAGGCCACTCCGGGTTTGGTTCACCCATGCGTAGCCAGAACACAAAATCCTGCACCGCACGGATATGTTCCAACGCCTCGTCCTCGGTGACGTGCTGTTCATACAGGTGCAAGCTGAGTGTCGCATCGAACACCGCCCAAGTGATCGTCTCCACGTTCGCACACAACGCCTGCTGAACACCCTGCCAATACCAGTAGCGGGGCAGCACACCATCCCACTCCCGGTTGTACGTCTTGATCTCAACCACCACGGCAGGCTGATCCGGCTGGTTCTCATACGACCATTCGTCCACCGCATCCAACGTCGCCAACATCGGTGCCGTATCGTTCTCGATGGCGTACATATAGCGAGGCTCCACCAGACGCACACCCAAACGGTCGCCAGCCCACTCACGAATCACCGGCTCCAACCGGTTACCACGCTCCATCGCAGCGTTCGTGATCGAGATCGGCGGTTCCGGTGCCTGCTTCTCAGCGAACAGCTGATGCCGGGTCTTGAACCGATGCTCACCATGCACAGCCGCCGCATCCGACGCCGAGATGACGGGCCTACCGTCCTCGTCCCGATGCCGCAGTCTCAACCATTCGATTGACCCGTGTTGGGGTTTCACTATGAGATTTCCCACTACCTTTACCTTTCTTCATTTGTTTTGCGACTAGTTCCGGATAGTTCTCAACAACCCACGTCACCAGATCCTCGGGACGCTGGCCGCAAGGTTGGGCTTTCGTCCACAGTTCCAGGTTCTCAATGCGGTTATCATGCCTGATCCCGTTGATGTGATGAATGTTCTCAAAGGGGTGTAACACACGACCATGATGTTGCTGCCAAACAAAACGATGCTCCAAAATTCTTTTGTTTTGGTAATACGCATATCGGTAACCGTCTGCGTTTACTGACCAATTCAGGTCTTCGGTGCTGCGATTGGCCCACCGGTCAATGACGAGCGTTGGGTCGCCATTACGTTGAAAACGAGCATAGTGCATTGGACACCATCCTCGACTTCTTGCGTTTCGTTTGCAGCCGTCAATAGAGCAAATCTTGGTGTCCATTCTTTATCCTTTCGCTAACCCCAGTCATACCCTACGGGTGTAGCAAGCTCTTGTCAATCACTAATTTCTTCGGTGAACGGATCTATCGGTGTCGCATAATGCAACGAATACACCGCCGTCACGCACGCGATCGGGATGTGTTCAACACCGCTCACCGTTTCCGGCTCGATCGCCGTGTTCATCACCGTCCCACACAACGTCAGATAGCCAGGCTTACAGTTCGGCCACACCCAGCCGACAGTCATCGGCATACACGGACCCGGCACATAACTCTCCGTCTCCGTCCAACCCGGACCTTCCTCACCACTATGAGCGTCAGCCCATTGAACCAACACGAGCTGCCATTGACCGTCATCGGGGTCGAACTGGTCGTCCTTCTCCCACTCGTCGCTTCCCTCCGCACTCAGGGCATCGTCGTTCTCGTCGGTCATACTCGGCTCCGCATTCCTCGCACTCTACAAACTCGGCTGACATGAGAACAGTTTACCCCGCCACCAGGCACGGCCTGAATGGATCGGAACCTGCTCATACCAGAACTCGCCGTCACCAGGCTGATAGGTGACCACCCCCACCCCCTGCTGCCAGTCCTCCACTATCGGAAGCGGTCGCCCTTCCAGGTCGAGGCCGCCTTTCGTAGACGGAACGCTGCCATCACATCGCGCAAGACAACCAGGCGATGCCGCCATGATCGTTTTCGCGCCATCGAAATCTTCACGGCTACGTTCCGCCCATTCACGTCGGTGAATGTGACCGTAGAGGACAGAGGTTTTGCTGTTGGCGAGGTACTTGTGTGCGGTGCTGCCCCCGGAGGCAACTTTGTCTCCATGTATGACACGCAGTCGCTCGTTGATCCAGTACGACCCGGCAGGGTAGCCCGGTCGATAGTCGATCTGACTTTCTTCCATTCGTAGAAGGAACGGGATAGATAGTACGGGTAGAGAATCAGGTGCAAGACCTCTCTTGATGCCGTACGCAGCTTTAAGATTGTCCAACGTCGCATTAGAGATACGCTCCTCATGGTTGCCGGCGATCCACACGATCTCCGCATCAGGGGCCAACGCCCGCAGACGGAAACACAACTCGGTCGCCCGATCAATACTGGCCTGTGTCGTCAACGAGAACGCTGGCGACAGCCGGTACTTGCCGAACTCTGGGGCATCCAGATTGTCGCCCACCAACACAATCTTGTTTGGCTGGGCGGATGCGATGATCGCCTCAGCAATCGAGATCGCCGCCTCATCATGCGTCGGTTCCAAACCACCATCAACACCACGGAAGTAGCCGATCTGCATATCCGGCAGCACCACCGCCACCTCAAACCCGTCAGGTTTTGCCTCAGGTTTCGGCAACCGGACAGTCACCTTGGCGGGTGGCCCCTGTCGCACAGTCTCCCACTCCGGTCCTGTCTCCCACGTAGGAGAAAACTGGATTCCGAGCAGGTCGTGAATTTCCGCGTCACCGTCCTCGTTCTTCGTGAGTGACTGATACACGGACACACGCATGATCTTGCCGACCTCATCGACAGAGATACCTTGCCGGGAGAGTAGATCAGCGAGCCGCCCCAAAGTCTCCTTGCTCGGCGCAGGCGGCGGCGAAGCCAAACGATCGCTAAGAGCCACAACTGCACTCCCTCGCCACGTGCCGGGTCACCGTATGACGGGACAAGTTATGCCCCTCATCTTTCAGAATGTTCGTCAACCAGACCGACGTGTAGCCCTCAGATCGACCCTTCCGGGTACCAGGATCTACCACTCTGATCTTGTCAATCGCATCCTGCAACGCGACCGCCTCCGGTTCAGGCAGCCGTTCCAGCAGCCTTCCGACCGCACACATCTGCGGCTTCACAACAGGTGCGACCGCCAACCTTTCCGCGAGTCCCATAATCCTCCAATCTAGCAATCAGCCGCACCAAATCGTCGGCTTCCTGCTGTCCCCTAGGCATCACCCGAGTCAGGTAATACCGAATGTCAGGGATGAGTTGACTAAGGGTCGAGTCCAATGTCAAGTACCTTTCAAGAAAAAACCCTGTGACCAGGGCTTATTTGTCGTGAGCGTGCCAGGTTATATGGTCATCAACCCGCTGGTCAAGACGTTCAATCTTACCTTCAATACGGGTCAGAACCTTCTGGTTCTCACCATGCTGTTCCGTGTTACGCCGATCAAACCGGGCGAGAAACCACATGACCGGGCCGCCGATCAAAGCGACAAGGATCGGCACCCACACCGCCTCCACAGGTCACTCGCTGTCGTCGTCTTTACGGCGAGCCATCGCACCGCCAGCAGCCAAACCAGTCAACGCCCCACCAATCGAGAACATCAACGGTTCAAGGATGCCCAAGAAAGCGGCGTCATTCGGGGACTGCTCGGCGGGCTGATACACAAAAATCAGGCTGTACAGGAGAGCCATCACCGAGAACCCCAACACGCCAGCCAACGTCAAAATCAGCACCGCACGGGTACGAGCTTCCAACTCGTCCGGGGTCATCCGCTTCTTACGGGGACGCGGGGGCAGTTGACGGGGGTTGATTTCTTGGGTCATCAGCAGGGTTCCTGTATCGGTCGGTGCAAGCGGTGATGAACGTAGCCAACGACACCCCTACCACGAGGGCGAGTTGGAGGCGTACGGTTCTTTTCACCCGTCTATTGTAGCCGACTACTTGCCACCAAGGGCGGCGGCGATCCCATCCAACACCTTCTTGAACGCGGCATCCACCTTCGCCGGATTGTCAGCCAACTCTGGGGTGATCTCATAGTGAACCCAGTTCCCACCAGGGCCGATCGTGTTCTTGTCGTAAACCTTCCAGGCGTCCCGGTCGCAGCGGTAGCCGGCCCCGAAACCCTTGGTCTGCTGGTAGTGGCCCACATAGTCATGCAACTCCTCGATACCCAATTCGTAGCGGTTGTCGAAAAGGAAGGCTGTCGCCTCTTTGCATTGCTTCGGGGTGCCACCCAAATCGCAGGCACGACCGGTCGCATGAACCGACAAACCCTTACCGCCACGCACCGGACGGTTCGCAAAGATCCCGAGGTTCTTCATCCCGAACAGGAACACCATTGTCTCCTGAAACCGGACTGTGCCAGGACGGGCCTTCGGATGCGGGTCGGTGTTGCCGGTGTATTTGCGGGGCTTAGTCACGGTCGATGCTCCTGAGGGTTTCGTAGCTGGCGTAGGTGATGAGCAGGATTGCGGTTATTAGGGAGCCGAGGGTGAATCCGGCGATGGTTTTCACAGTCCGAAAGCGGCTGATACTTCGTCTGAGGTGAGGCCGAGGGCTGCGAGCTTCGCGACAGCGGATGCTTTGGCTGCGGCTTGTTCCGCTTCGGCTTGTTCGCGGGCAGCCTGTTCTGCGGCGAACGCCTGTGTGTCGGCTTCGGCCTGGGCGATTTCTTCGGCGGTCAGTTCGACTTCCTCAGTCTGTCCTGTTTCGCAGTTGACAATGAGTTTGGTAGGCATGACTACTCCTTAGAACTTTTTAATCCCATACAGGGTCGCTGTTGAATACTGGACAAACGTTGTGCTTGAACGGAAAATAGTGATTGAAGAAATCGCAGACGTGCTTCTGAACAGGCCCGCCGTGTATTGGTTCGACCATGCTGTTGTGCTGTTATTTTCGCCGTTTGATTCTGAAATGATTTGTTTATTGTTTGACGTGTTGGCGTATGCGGGGATGTAAATGGACGAACTGCCGAAAATGTTTGAGTTGGCGTCTGCTGCGGGGACAGTACCATGCAAATAAGATGACGAGTTGGTGGCTCGCCCAGAGTTGACGGTACTTGAAAAGGCGGTGAGGGTAGTCCGGCTGTAAGAAGTTGTCGTGACCCCGTTGAAACGCAAAGCTACTTCTGCGTAGTTCGACCCCGCGAGGGACAAACGCGCGGAAAGCACGATCCATAAATCATCGTAGGTGCTGGGGATCGACGTGAACTCAATGTTGGCCGCGCCGCCCGAACCGACTTCTGTGTGGGCAATAAGAGTGATAGCCATCAGGAACTCCTCAACCCATACAACGACACGACAGTACCGGTAACAAGTTTGGCTGACGAGTTCACCAACCCGAACTGGATTGACGATATTGCGCTTGTACTCATCCAAACGCCAGAGTGAAAGCCCAGAAATCCACCGCCAGCCAAGTCGTTGCCAGCCAGACTTCGCATTGTTTTGTGTTTGTTTGTTGAAGCGTAATCAAGAAGGTCCACAACAAAACTAGCGTAAACGCCGGTAGGCGCAAGAACCCCTGTTGCGTAGCCACAATACATGAGCGTTGAGGACGCGCCGCCAGTAGCAGCAGGAGAAACGCCGTCATAACTCAACTGGTGGTAAGCGTAATTAGATGAAGTATCGCTATTGAACCTCATAAAAAGTAGTTGGTTCCCGCCGAAACCTCTGTCAGTTCTTACATATGCTCGCAACTGCAAATGCTCGTAAGATGAAGGGATTGACGTGAATGAGATAGTCGCGGCCTCTGTGCCGATTGTCGTAGATGCGATTGCTTCAAACGCTGCCATAATCAGGCCGCCTTCTTAATCCCATAAAGAGCAAACACGGAACCAGTACGAAAACTGGTCTGAGAAACAAGAGTGACGGACGTAATCGCGCTAGTTGAGTTCCACAAGCCAACTTCCAAACTTGTGTAACCAGAACCGTTATTATCCTGCGCCGACCGCATCAGACAGGTCTTTTTGTAGGACGAGTTCGCATAATTCAAAATGTGTGCTACCTGATTTGAAACACCCGTTGAAGAAGCATAACTCTGGATGTATGAGCGAGAGGTGTCATAGTAATAACCCGGGCTAGAGCCGTCGCCATACAAGTAAGTGTTGGAATAATTTGACCCCGTGTCAGAATTGAACCTGAGCCGGGCTGACTCATTACTGGTGCCGTTGCTCTTGATGTAACACACAACCATCAAATCGTCATACGTACCAGGTATCGAAGAAAACGTGATGCTTGCCGAATCCGATCCAAGCGTATTGCTAGCGATGGCAGTCATCGCCCCAGCATCAGCAAGCTTGTTCCCCCAGCCGAGGCCAAACACGCCAGCATTAGAACGAACCGCGACAAGGCCCATACGTCACGCAAACTTTGTCTGAGAAGCAAACACCGTATACGTCGGCGTAGCCGCCGTCTTCACAATCGTATACACATACACGTCGATCGAAGAGGCGTTACCCGCAGTCGGAGCAGTACCACCCTGCCACTTCGGAGTCACCGACGACCCGTCAATCTGAAACGTGTTCGGATAGTACGCGGTCGCACCATTCGTATTGAACCAGGCCACCGTGATCGAATCACCCACAGCAAGCAAACTCGACAACGTAGTAGAACCATCGCCTCGCACGTTGATCGTATGGTTAGCCGAAGCGTTACTCGTGTAATACCAGATGCTTGCCGTGTTCACATCAAAGTTGATTGTGCCGGTCGCAGCTGACGCAACAATATTCCAGTTCTCCTCGGAACGATCCAAGATCGCACCGTTCACCACCGGGTTTGTCAACGTCTTGTTGGTCAAGGTTTCCGTACCAGCCAACGACGCCAAATCAGCATCCGTGACCGCCGTATTGAACTGGGCCAACGTACCCGACACCGTGTTCGATCCGAGGGCAATCGTCTTGTTGGTCAACGTCTGCGAACCGGCAGTCGTCACATCACCAACAGCCGCCCACTTCACACCCGCAGTCTCAGCCGAATCAGCCACCAACGCGTGACCATTCGTCCCAACACCCAACCGGGCATGAGCCGACCCGGTATGAAGAAGCAGATCGCCCTTCGTGGTCTGCGTCGAAGCAACCACATTCGCCTCATCCGCATCCTTCGCCGTGAACACCGGGAAAATGCCGGCCCCAGAATCATGCGCCTGAGCCGTCGTATCATCCGCCCCACGACCACCCGACACCACATTCAAAGTCGTATCAGTAGACCCCGTACGGGTCACCAACACCTTCTCCTCAGCAGCAGTACCAGGAGAAATGACCACATAGAACGGGTCCGACCCATACGGCCAACCGGTATACGCGGCGATCGTGCAAGAAGTCGCCACATTGGACATGGAAGCAGTCAAAGTGGTAGCGGTAGCCGCCCCCTTGAAAGCTCTACGAGTGTAACCTGCCATCCCTAATCCTTAGTCTGCGATGCTTCTGAGTGTGACGACGGCTGTACCCTCCCAATCCCAAGTGGATTGGAGAGAATCCAACGGTATCCATTCTACATTCTCGACGACCACATTGTAGGAGTCATAGGCCTCCTGGTAGGTGACGATGGTGGCGTCGTTCACCAAACCCTCCAGGTACTTCAGTTCTGACTCCACATCCAAGAAGTATTCCCGACCTTGGACGTTCAGTTTGTGGTGCAAGATCAGGGGGACGGAGATGATTCTCGCCCGGATCGGAGCTGCGTACGCCCGCGCCTGCCAGCGGGTCAACGTCGGCCCAGACGTGTTAGAGGTAGCCGACCGTTTCAACGTGAGTTTGATCGCCACATCCGAGAACCCGGTCTGAGGGGCAACCGTCGTCTTGTCGGTAGACCCGCCGTTGGTGACAGCAGGCAGATCAACGTACGCCCCAGAGTCATACGAGAACGAGGTGACAATCGAGCCAGCCAGCGGCTTCGTCCGGGTATCGAACCGGGGTAGGAACTTGCGGTCAGGGATACCCCACCGCCACACGCCCGACACCAGATAGCCCTCAGCACACAGGTCGGTGGACTCCTTATAGACACCCTTGCCGGACACCGTGAAGATCCGGGTGCCGTTCCAGTTGACGACAGCGTTCACCGCACCCTGCCCGGACACCATCAGATCCGAGGCATACGCCGGTTCGTTCACGCCGTTCAACTCGGACAAGTCAAGGCGACCCAACCCGGTCGAATCACCATCAAAGTTTGTCCACCCGTACCAGACGTACTTGCCGTCACCGACCCCGCACTTGACCGCAGCCGACGTTTCCAACACGGGGCCGATCACAAGGTTCGCGTTAGAGTCAGCAGACGCCAACCGGACACCCTTGCTGGTACCGATCACCACAAACCCCAGATACCCGGTCAACGACGACAAGGTTTCACCCAGAGGCAGCTCGGCAGCGACCACCGGAACATCCAGGGTGCCGTCCGACTTCACCGTGATCTTATAGATGATCGCAGTCTGGCCGGCGTTCCCGCCCGCATAGATCGCGTTCTGCCCCGAGCAGGAATCCACAAAATCAAAAGAGGCGTTCGGATGCTCATAGAACGGGCTGTGTGTTGACGACCCAACCGGCAGGTGAATGTGGTTGTCATGCAGGGCAACAATCCGGCCCTTGTTGTACTTCAACGACGTGTACGTGTACGCCGTAGAACCCGAAGTCGGATAGTACTGGGAGACAGACGCCCCACCAGCCGACGACGAATAAATCGCATTATTGTTGTACGAGATATAGACAGTTGTGCCGTCCGTGGTCAACGCCTCAATCGCCGCAGCCGGCGCACCAGTCGTCACCGAAGTCCACGACGACAAATCGGTGGTGTACTTCAACGTCTGCCCATCACCCACATACAGATACGAGCCGACCACCACCATCGGCAAATTCGTATTCACAGACGACAAAGCCTGACTTGTCGTCGGCAACAACTTCAACTCGTTCTTCGTCCACGGATCAACATTCTTCGACGTATCAAACCGGTAGTCCTGCGCGTCACCCGTATCCGCATACGGCTGACCAGACCCCTTATGCCACGACACCTGGGAACGACGCCACAAACCCTGCGGGTTGATTGTCGCCTCACCAGGAATATTGTTCTGATCCACCGACTCGCGCACACGAGCCTCAAACGCCCGACCGAACCGACCCGACTTCTGATCAATCAGATACGGATGACCAGCAATAGCAACCGGGAAAACATCTGGCACCAGCTGAGAAACACCAGCACCCGTATAAAACGACGGGCCACCCGTAAACGCCGTAGTGAAATCAATCAGACCGGTGACGGCCATGACTACTTCCTGATACGAGTCGGATACTGGCGGCTCAACCGGGCGGCTTCAGACTGAATACGGTCACGGCGCAAACGCAACAGGTTCGTCACCGAAGCGTTCATCGCGCCAGCCGGCACCTCATCCGAACGGCGAGTATCGCCCTGCGACTCAATGAAGTTGCGCTTCACCTCACGGGAAGCCAACAGGCGGATCTGTGCGCCGAGAACCAGCAGATCAGCCAGCGACGACGACGCACCCGTAGACGCCAACGTAGTCGCCTCCGACGCAAACGACGCATACGCATCCTTATAGATCACCCGAATCGTCGAAGACATCACCGGCTCATCCAACGTCAGCACATACCCCGACGCGAAATCGGCGGTCGGCATATCCCGCATCAACCGATAGTTCCGCACCACCGGATAATCGTCCGACGTGTACCGCCACCGCACGTCATACAGGTCGATCATGCTAGTAACGCCAGTCAAATTCACCTGGCGGTCCGAGCCGTTGTACGAGATGTCCAAGGTCTTCATCTGGAACAGGCCGTTCATCGGGGATGACAGATCCGCCAGATCGTCGTTCAGGGCTTGAAGAACCTGCCACCTGGGGAACTTCGGGTTGACGGTCACGATCGCGGCGTCGGCGTGTGTCGCGGCGGTTGTCCCTCCGAAACCACGTTCGACGGTCAAAGTTTTGCTGGCCGTGTTGACTTCCCAAATGTACATCAACTCCGAATCAACCTGGAAAACGGTTTGTTCACGCAACGACCCCAACGAATACTCAATCGGGACCGACGTTGTGGAGGCGTCAAGGGACGACGCAAGCTTGTTGCGTTCCTCCACCGTTCCCGCCAGAAGGTTCTGAACGGTACGGTCAATGAGCGTCCCGGCTGTAGTCACTTGCCTTTAGAAGCGCGCTTACGGCCAGCCTGCGCCATCTTCTGCATCTTGGCTTTGCCGTACTTTTTCATACCAGCAGACGCAGCAACGGCAGCAGGGTTCTTTGCCCCACTCGCAGCAGCCGACCTCTCGACGGCGGCAAAACGCCCACCACCACCTAGACGCATAGACTTCTTCACTTACGCGCTCCCTTATACGTCGCCAAAATGTCCTTAAACGTCGAGGTCGGGCCGACACAACCGTACTCCCGCAACTTTTCCGACTCATCGTCGTAGTCGCCGTTGCCGTTGTCGCCGTTGCGATCCTTCTTCTTCTTCATGTATTCGCCGCCGTACATCATCACTTACTCCTTGACGCCCAGGCGTTGTCCACCAGATTCGGATAGGGGCGACCCGCCTTCTTAGCGCGAGCCTGAGCCGCCTTCTTCTGACTAGCAGACAACGGTGTTGACTTCTTCTTCGGATTCTTAGTGTCCCAAAACGCTTTCTTCGCAGCCATACTCACCACGCCTTACAAGACCAGTAGCGGGCCTTCGTCTTCGGGCCAGGGTTATCGCAGTTGTGGCGCGCCCGAAAGTTCGCACGACGACCAGGATCATTCTTCTTGATGGTCATATTCGGATCACCAAACATGACCTTCTTGATCTTGCCGTTATCCGTGTTCACGTAGACGACAGACTTCTTGCGGCCATACCCAGGCTCACCCTTCCTGATCGGACGGGGCGAATTAAGAGAAACGTTCTTGCCCTGGTACTGAGCCATACCCGTCAAGTGTACCCCATAACCAGGCTAGATTTCGGTGACCAGCCCGCACTCGACAAGATGCGTCAGCGTAGACACCGGGACATCCACCTCGGCGTTGGCGGGGAACCGCAACCGGAACGCCCCCACATCAGCTTCCACCTTGCGGAGTGTACGGACCCGCACAACAATCTGGCCGGCAGGCACCCACTTCGGGTTTGCGAGCGGCACACCAGGAGGAAACGCCTCTAGCAGGCTGTCTGCTGTCCGATCCCATGACCAGACCTCGGCAGATTCCCACCGCATCTGGCGTTCCCACAACGGCGGGCGACCCTTCCCGTAGGCGTCCACCATCGCCTCCACCAGCTCCGAATGATCCGGCACGAACCAGTCTCCGATGTCGCTGAAATACTGCATTTCTGCTTTGCCGTAATCCCAAGACAACCCATAGTCAAACAGGTGGTCAAACATGAGATGGCCGGTATGAGATGGGGCGATCACCCGGTTCCCCAACGCACAGTTCTGCAACGGGATCATCCCGAACCCCTCACCCCTAGTGGTCGAGATGAAACAGTCGGCCTGAGCGTAGAACGCCCGTTCCTCAGCCAACGTCATCGTCTTCTCCACCACCGTTATGTCAGGCCCAAAATCGTAGGAGGCAGGCTTATCTAGCAGGTGTGGGGTCACCTTGATCAGCAGCCGGCTGTCCGGTAGGGCGGCGTCACGGAACGCTTGGATCGCCTGATCTATACCCTTACGCTTCCAGCCGGAACCGCCCGTCACAAACGTGAACCGGTCGTTGTCCACAACATCTTGTGGTCGCCAAAAATCTACGTCTATACCTAGTGGTATCACTTTGATGTTCCGATGATATGGGGCGAACAGATCGGCGTTCCAACCACACGGAACCAGCAGCGTGTCAAACATCGGGAGCAGACGGGTGAACCTGAGCGGGATCTTCGTTGTCTCCCACATCGTCAGCACCGCCGTACGCTGGCCCTCGTACCAGCCTTTCACCATGTCAGGCGGAATCCCATACACAACTGCCGACGCATCAGGGCGCAACTCCACCCGATCCACAAGAGCATCCCTAATCGAGTCAGCCATCCGACCATACCCGACATACGGGATATTGACGGAAACAACGTCAAGCGAACCGAGCATCAGACCAGCCCGGTTTCCACCTGATACGACTCCTTGGCTTTCGCCTCCACCATATGCGACCCGTCAATCTTCTTCGGTTGTAAGCCGTCCTTACGAAGCCGCTTGTAGGCATCCATATCCTTATGCCATTGCTTCTCGGTTTCGTTGATCCGATGCGAATCCGACTTCCGGCCCGGCATCGCCGCAGACGAAATCGAGATCCCCGCAATCTTGCAGCCGAAACAGCCGTCAACGTCCAGGCCAGGGTGGGTTTCCTGATGCTTGATCATATGTTGGATTCTAGCCAGTCTGTCAGGTGACGTAATCGCCATAGCCCGCAGATACTAGATCAGCTTTCTCGTCGGCAGACACAAAATTGTTGTGCGCCCCAAGATGCACCAATAGATAATCTTCAACCTCTGCAGGCTGGTTCGTGGTGTACGTACCATCCAACAACTTGTAGACGTTCTTCGCCCTAGTTCCAGGCACCAGTTTGCGGAACAAGAAGTCACCCTCCACCGGGTTCAGACGGTCCGACCAAGAGAACGAATCGTTCACCGGAGGTCGGAAGATAAACAGTTTGTTCCAGGTGACCTGACCGCCCGTTGAGCCAGTACCCGAACCAGTAGCCGTACGAGGCAGACTTTCGATCGCGGTAGCCGACTGGCCGCCCGTACCTGATCCTGAAGCGGTGCGCTTCGCCGTCAGGATCTCGGTGACAGATGATGCGCCGACGCCATCACCAGAAGCCGTACGCTTCGCAATCACCAGCCTGGTCGCAGAACCAGCACCAGCCCCCGAACCGAACGCCGACTTCTTCAACGCCAAACCAGACAACACGCTGGCCCCACCCGTACCGGACGCAGAAGCCGTACGCTTCGCAATCAACAGTTCAGACGTACCCCCACCCGTCGTACCCGCACCAGAACCAGTAGCGGTACGCGGCAAAATCTCTGTATAGGTGGCAGACCCGCCACCAACGCCGGCACCCGACGCGGTACGCGCACGGATGTAATCGCCGGAAGCAGATTCGGACCCTAGCCCGGACGCCGAAGCAGTCCGAACCAGAGTCTCAAATCCTGCAAAGAACCTCGGCCCGCCCGTATAGGCGAACGTGAAGTCCGTCAGTTGATCCAAACGAGGATCAGACATTCAGACCCCAATCAGTCGAGAGTCAACTGCAACTGGGTGATCTGGAAAGTATCGCCAGCGGTGACAGCAGCAGACGACGACAACGCCCCATACCACAAAGCGTTGCCACCCGTTGAAGCATCCCACAACGACCAATGCGAGTAGGTTTCCGTAGTAGAAACGTTCGTCCACTCAACCGTCGCGTTTGACGTGATCGCACCCGACGACGCGGCAGAGAACGTGACAGCCTTACGGGTTGCCTCGGTCGCAGCGTTGCTCGTGCAGGCTTCACCAGGGTCGCCGGTATGCAACTTGATGTACACAGCGGCAGGTGCCGTCCAAGAGGCGGTACCCGTCAAATGGTCAAGGATTTCCAGTTCGGCGTAATTGCTAATGCTCATAAAGCTCCCTCATGTGAGAGCAGGCCGAGGCGCACCACGAAGGCACGCCCCGACCTGCGAACCGGATCTATCAGGCCAGCGACGAAGCCGACTCAATACGACGGAGGCTTGCCTCACGGAAGCGGCTGTAGCCACCCAACCAGTACCAGCCGATCGGCTGCAGACGGGCGAGGGTGTCCACGACCGGGCCACGCACGATGCGCGGAACCGAGCCGTTGCCATCGGCAATCGAGTGTGCCTTGGCGAGAGCCTGACGGCCCATGATGTGCGTGCAGTACACCTCGATGGTGCCGGTCGAACCGGAACCGTCCGAAGCGTTCTCAAACACCTTGGCACGCGGCGTCTCGATGAAACGGACACCTTCAAAGGCTCCGATCTCACCGTTGTAGATGCCCATCGTGTCCACGTACACGTGCGGGTCACGCCACGAAGCCGCGCCGGTCTCCTTGCGGAGGTCGTACGACACGTCGGGGTGGATGAAGCCCATGTACAGACCGTTGAACGTGGCGGCGTTCGCCTTGCGAAGCTGAGCGGTCACCTTGCGGATGTCGTTCGCTTCGATGATGTCCTCAGCGGCAACCGTGGTACGGCTCGACGGGGTGGTGCTTCCACCGCCACCGTAGATCACGTTGGTGCCACCGGCGAGAACGTCACGCACAACCTGGTCGATGGAGTCACCGGCGTTGTAGCCGACGACGTTCGCCGCAACGGCGTCCACATCGAGGTAGGCGGTGCCACGGAGCTTGGCGGTGGTGATGACGGCGTTGCCGTATTCGTTGAGGGTGACGGTCACCTGGCTGTCGCTCATCGCGGCAGGGGTCACGTCGGTCACTTCGTTCAGCGTGCTGGTGGCAGCCGACAGATCGTTGAAGATCGTGAAGGTCACGCCAGTTCCAGGCATCGACTGAGCGGTGGGCTGAACGTCGGCAGCCTGGTCGAACAGGAGTTCCGAGCGGAGAGCGAAGTACGCAATCCGGTCAAATGCGACCTGATCAACTGACACCGACGAGGTGGTGGTTTCGTTTGCCATTGGGGTTCACTCCTTCAAGTGAGGTTTGTTCCCCCCAACCGAAGTCAGAGGGAGGCTTGGGTTTGTCGTGCTTCGGCCAACAGCATTTCGACCTCCTGCTGTGACTTCGCATTACTGATGCGTGTCACAATGTCCACAGGGGCTTCGCCTGTGGTGTTGCCTGCGGCTGCAGCGGTGGTCTGTTGCCATGCTGCGGCTTCCTGCTTCACCTGGGCGGCCTGACGGTCGGAGATGATCTGTGCTTCGATGGCTGCCTGACGGATCGCCTCAGGGGTCAACTCGCCGTCATAGCCTTTCATAAAGTATTTGGCGACCGGGAGGCTCGGATCTACTCCGGCTTCCACAAACGCCAACTTTCGTTCGGCTTCTGCGGCGGCTTCTGCCTTCGCTTTCCAGGCGGCGTTCTCAGCTTCCAGTTGCTTCATCCGCTCGCGAAGCGGGTTGCGTCCAGAATCCTGAGTTTCCTCAAAGTCCATGCTGTCGTCCATATGTACACTCCTTTGCCCAAACCACACCCGGAGGCAGGTGCGATCGCTGCTTACGCCCCTTGTGGGGGTTCCTCCCTATTGGGATCGGTATTGAGTATACAGGAAACTTGTTGCGTGTAAAGGATTACTGGAGTCCGGTGACGGTGGTGCCTTGGCCGGCGAACTGGCCGCCAGCCTGGAACGCAGCCTGCCGTTCACGGGATCGCTGACGGATACGTTGCTGTGCCGCGGCTGAGGTACCGAACACGCCGGCGATCTGTTCCTCTTGCGTGATCGCCTGTTCGGTGGTGCCGACCAGCGGGACAAACAGTTCTTCGGCTTCCGCGATGGTTTGGAAGCCTTGGCGGGCCTGCTGTTGGGTGATGCCAGCGACAGCCAGTTCCTCGGCGGTCATCGCAGAGATTTCCTGCTGGGCTTGCAACGTGGCCTCGGACGCGATCTGGGCGGATCGGGCCTGACGCAACAACATTGGAGTTGCCTTCGCCGGATCAAGGAAGTAGGCGGCAAGCATCGAGTCGTCCACCCCGTAGAGGCGGCGCATCTCGTTGATCACCTGCGGGTTCGCCTGCTGGACAGCGAGGTAGCCTTCGTTCACACGTGCCGACAGTTCCGCTACGGACACGTCGCCACCGATCAGAGTATTGAAGTCCTCTCCCGAATCATAGAACCCGGTCGGCAGACCGGATGCCCGCATCACCTGTCTGTAAGAGTTTTCTAGGGCAATGTATTGGGCTTCGGACAGGGCGTTGAAACCAGCAGATCGTCGAGCGGCGTTCCCGGCAAACCGGGTCTTGTACTGTTCCGTCTGTCGGATACGACCGAGGATCACGTCGCCAGAGATGATGTCTTCTTTGGTGATCAGGTCGTTCACAAAGTCGGTGAGGTTCCCCAAACCGTATTCGGTCAGCAGGTTTTGGATGACTGCTTTAGAGGATTCGCGCTGTTCGGCTCGCTGCTGGGCCGTGCGGTCCTCTACCGGCTGCCAACGCTCACCATCCCACACCCACTTGTAGCCCTCCAACGGGGCCGGAGGCTGAGTCGGGTCAGAGAAACGGTTGTCGGGCTGTTCCTCGGCAGGTGGAGTCGTGCCAGGCGTTGTGGCTGAGGGAAGACCAACAGCGAACGCAAGAGCCGCCTGCTCATTCGCCCTCGCCTCAGCCTCAGCCTCAGCCTGGGTGATCTCGCCACGCTGCTGACGACCAAAAATGTCAAGGGCTTTCTGCTTGAACTGGTCAGCCCACCGCTCATAAGGGAGCGGCTGAACAGTCGGGTTAAACGGTTGACCCGATGTCGCTTGAACGTCACTCATCACGCAGCTCCAAACAATTCAGCCAAACGGTTCACAACCGTATACGCACGATTCTTCGCATCATCAGTATATTCCCACCCGAACCTCGGATCGGTTCGCAGATAGTCGGCCCACTCGCCATATGACATCTGGGTTGGGTTACCCTTCTCATCCTTGAACGCGAACGCCTGCGCCCACTTCGGATCGGTGAAGTCCACCTGCGAAGCCGGGATCTCCAAGATCCGTGACGCCTGCTGGGCGTAAGGATCAGTCAAATCACGGAAAGTCAAACCACGGTCCAACCCGTTAGACAAGGACGGATACAGCACCTTGGCAGAGTTCATTAAAAAGTCCTGGTACGACTGGAATGTTTCCTGCCCACTAGCGATCCTTGAAGCCCAATCGCTGATCGTTGAATCAGACAACCTCAAACCAAAATCAGCCGCTCCGGTTCTCGCCTGCTGGCCGTAATACCCCTGCGCGATCTGCGAGCCGCCATTCCTGTTCGCTTCCAAAACAATAGCTTCGTTTATGTCCTGCGCTGTCCAGGCCCACCTGAGCGAGTCCGTAGCAAGCGTGTTCAGAACGCTATCCGAAATGCGAACCCCCATATTCAATGCGGTTGTACGGAGAGAAGCCGCTTGATCTTTAACTTTTTGTTTCGCGGTTTCAGGGTCGAGGCCAGACTGTATGTCCCACGCACGGGCCGATTCGCTGGTTGTCTTATACCATTCCGTCTGGCGCAACTCGTATCGGAACTTATCCGGGGACCATTTCTCCGAAACGGCACGCAACAACAAATCCTTGATGTCAGGGAACTTCTCAATGATTGAGTAGTAGCCGCCATAAATTTCTTTCGCAGCCTGTTCCCAATCGGGCGGGACCGGCGATGCAGGCGGTTGCGCCATTCCACCACCACCAGCAGGGCGTTGCTGTTGAGCCGGTACCGGCGACGGCATCGGCTGGGGGCGTGCCTGCTCGCCAGGCTGAGGGCCGACAGACGAATCGACTAGACGCCACGAGTTCTTAGCCTCGTCATAAACATACGTCTTGTTGGTCGGGAGAGGGCCGGCAGGACGCAAAGCCTTGTCTTCAACAACCCACTTGTTGTTGCGAAGGACATACACCTTGTTGGGCGGCAAAGGTCCGGTTGGGCGGGGCGGCGGAGTAGCCATCAGATCCCTCCAAGAGAATCAAACAACTGGTTCATATAACCCAGATAGGCGTAAGCATTTGCTTCGGTTGGGGCTACCTGCTGGGCGAACTGCTGGGCTGACACGTCAAGACTCATCGCCTGCGTCCCTCCACCACCGCGTTCTTGCGCCTGCCGAATGCCAACAAAATATTGGGCTTCCTCGTCAGTCAACCCTCGACCTAGCGTCTGCTGGGCGACCTGGTTGGCGACAACCTTGATGTCTTCAGGGTTGGTGACACGCCTACCCATACCTGTCGGGCGGCGCATCTGCAACGGCCCACCGGCAAGACGAGAATTTAAGGCGTTCTGCTTTTCCAAACCTTGCAGGTTAGAGAAGTACAACCAGTCACGTACCGCGTTGATTTCCTGGGTGAAATCACCAATCCCGCTTTCGGAAATGAACCCGGCTTGGAACAGCTGTTCCATGAGTTGCGTGCGCCCAGTAGGGGACAGCGTTGAGAACGTGATCTCTGTGTCGCGTTCCAAGTCGTAGTAGTAGGGGTTACCTTGTGTGTCTGTTAGAACACGCCCGTCCTGGCTGACCAACCCATCACCGTCGTAGACAGACCAGTTGCCGTTCTGCACAACCAGGCGCGACGGCGGATTGTAATCGGCACCTGTGCCTGCACCCTGGATGGCTGAGATGGTTTCGCCAATACGGTCGAGCCAACTGCCGCCTGAAGATCCCTGATTGTTCGCGTTTCTAAGAGCCACCTTGCACCTCTACATCCAAATCAATTTCGTTGAACAGAATACGGTCATACAGTCTCTCAAATTCGGGGAACTGCTGGACGAGAAGTTCACCGACCTGGCGCAACTGGCCCCGAAGATCATTCATCTTGTCGCCAGCAAGAGAAGGGAACCCGCGCGCCTGAACAACCTTCAACGCTTCATCTCGCGCCTGCAAATACAAACGGAGACCTTCCGCCACCTTGTTATCCGCCAGACGTGGGTCATTAGCCGCTTCACGCAACTGGCTGATCTGCCGGTCAAACCGGTTGATGTCCAATGGTGCCTCAGCGAAACCGGGGAACTGGCCTTCAAGTTCGGTTCGCACGCCACGCAACATTTCACGTTGCGCTTCGTTCGGCTTCGGGCCAACAGCACGAACAATATAGCGATACACCGATTTGCCGACAAGAGCCTGCGCTTCTTTCATCAACTCGTCAGGAGTTAAACGTTCCCGTTTGCCTGTTTCCAGCTGGCGCAAGTAAACGCGGTAATCAAAGTTAGACCCTGTAGGTGCGAAGTATCCGGCTACATCTTGGTACGTTGTAAACAGCCCTTCGTTTTCGCGTTCCCAGTTACCAAACTCTTTGGTCGCGTCCAAGCCGCCAGCATTGGCGCGGGTCTTACCGGCGACATACAGAAAAACATCTTCACCGAACGTGTCCAAGAAACGTGGGACTGCCGTATCAAAATCTTCCGACTGGAATTGACGGAATATCTTTGCGAGTTCCCCGGCATAAACGTCGCCCTGTTTAGTGTCAATAGTGAACTCAACCGTTGGCCGTGTCGGACCAGTGAACTGCCCCAACGCCCGCAGGGTCAGCAACACTCGTGCTTTTGATTTCGCATCCTGTTCCAGGCGGTCACGTTCCGTTGCCGAAGTCAGATCGTATTCGCCCGTGGTCGAAAGAGCGCGCATAGTGTCAACCACCATGTCACCGAACAGGCGGTCGTTTTCTGGATCAGCGAAGAACGCAGACCACAACTTGTCAAACCATGCCGGTTTAGTGACAACACCCAGTTCGGGTTCCCCATAAGGCGCGATCAACGATTTAACAAAATCGTATTTCGGTTTGTCGGGGATGATCTTGCTAGCCGCAACCTGGGCTACCGGGCCGACACCCGGCAGGAAATTGAGTCCCATGCTGAGTGTTTTGGCTGGCGCAGCAAGAACCGTGTTAATGCCTTCCAGTTGTGGCTGGACGACAGTACCGACGCCTGCGCCAAGCGTGCCACCAATAGCGATACCTGGCAGGCCGAACCCGATACCTCCGGCAACCGCCCCTGTCAAACCCAGCATGAACGGTGCAAGCTGTTCGCTGAACGGATAGTTGAACACGTATTCGCCGGTCTGCGGGTCACGGAAGAAGAAGCCTTTGCCGTCCCCATCGGGGTCAGCGTTCTTCAAACCCTGGACGGTCATGGCTCCACGCTTCAAGATTTCTGGGTTGCGGGTCATGTCGCCAAGCCACCGCTTACTGACCTCATACCATGCTGACCCAAACGGGGCGATAACACGCATAATGTCGGAGAAGTTTGATCGTTCTGCAGCGTTGTAGAACAACCGCTTTGTTTCGTCGAGAGCGAACCCCTTGGCGTAGGCGTTCACCTGTTCCAGGCTCAGATTGCCTGCGGTCTTGACTTTGCCAGTAACACGGTCAATGAGGCGTTGAGCGATGTCGCCGTCACCAATGTATTTGGTTACGTCTTTATCGGTGACCTTACGGCCTGCGGCGCGAGTGCCTTTACGGCTTTCCATGATCGTTTCAGCGATGTTGTCGTAGATGCGCTTCGCTTCGCCCGGTTTCAACTCGTCAAAGAAACGGTTCACAGACTGGTAATAGAACTGTCGGAACGCCGGCGAACGGTTCAAGAAGGCTTCACGCTTCGGGTACAGCTCGGAGAAGAACAGATCGACAACACGGTTATAGCCGTCAAGTGCGCGGTTCAAGGCGTTCCCGGCCCCATCAGCAGCCCCGCCCGCGTAAACCTGCGACTTGTAAAATTCCTTCAACTGGATGTTCGGGTCGTTGACGACCTTCATCGCCTCATCCAAAAACTCGTCGGTGTAGCCGATGATCTGGTCCCCCTTGCGTGAGGTTCGGAACGCGCTCAGAACGGTCCCGTCAGCAAGCACGACCTCGCCATCACCAATCGCCTTTTTAAGAACGGAACTGCCACCAGTCGTTACCTCGACACGGGGACGGATGTAACGGTCAATATAGGTTTCAAGATTCTTTGTGTTGAACTCGCCTGCTTCGTCAATGAACTTGACTGTTCCAACTTTTGTTTCGCCGGTTGTTGTGTTGTTCAACGTCCGGTTAGACCAGCGACCCTGCAATTTGCGTACATACAGGCGTCCATCTGGGTTGTTTTTCATCCAGTTCAAGATTTCTTTTGTTGACCAGCCCTGCGCGTATTTGCGGGCGACCTCATCGCCGTTCAGCAACGCGATCTCCGCCGCTAAAGCGTTACGATATTCCGTGATGCCATCGCCTCTGCGAACTCGACGCCACACGCCAGTAGCGCGTTCGCGGGCCTGACGCACAACAGGGTCCAAACCTTCACGCAACGAACCGGCAGTCGCCTCAACAAGTTCCTGCTGGCCGTTTCGGATCAAATCCTCAGGGTCTCCCTGGAACAGCACGCCCTCAATGTCGCCCTTGAAACGCTTGTGCATGGCGACCTGGATAAGTTCCCACGGGTGGAACGCGCCAGTCCTGAGGTTAGGTGAGAATGATTGACGGAGAAGCGAGTCGGTCATGTTTCGGAGAACATAGCCACCAGTTAGGAGGGTGAGGGGGCGCCAAACATAGTTTTGGATTGCCTCAACTGCGACAAGGGGCATACGCAAATCACCGAAATTTTCGGCGTTCAACAAACCCTGCTTGGTGCCAACCCAAGACAGCAGCGAACTGAGGCCGGTTTCTGAGTTGGCGATACGGCGCACACGGCGAGGATCAGGGAGAAACAGGCCGTGCTTCAGCATCTCTGACTGGATACCAGCAGTCGCTAGCGGGGCATCGACAAGGTTGCCGTCCATGTCAATGAACTTGGCACCCATGTCAGCGAACGAGTACGCCTTACCTTGGTCGTCAATGAAACCGTATAGGTCTCTGTCGTATGCGTCTTTGAATTGGCGGATACCTGAGCGGAGCGAGGCAGACAACTCGTCTGTTACGCCAAAGTCTTTCAACGCTGTCTTCAAAATGTTGTCAAGTTTATCGACGACATTTCTTACGTTGCCGTTGTTGTCAACAAGAGCGTTAGTCAAATCGCCTACTAGTTCAGAACGCTTCTTCGGGTCAACGCGCAAAACTTTCAGATAGTTATTGACGTTCTTCACCGACTGCAAAAGATCGGCGTCGTTCCCTCCAGCAACAATGACATGGCGGCCAGGGACTTTCGCCATCAGGCTCGCAGGAAGACTGCGTGTTTGGGCGACCTTCAACTTCATGTCGTCCCACCGGGAGATGTTGATGTCATCAATCGACTTCGGGCCAATCCCGCGAGTCGGATCGCCAGCACCCAGCGTGTCGTTCACAAAACGCGACATCGCATCTTGCTTCTGGGCCGCATTCAACTTCCCATTGGTAGAAATATCAACAAGTTGTTTGTGGAAACGCAGATCGGCAGTCGGGAAAATTTCTAGCGACTCGTCCACACTTTTAATCTCGGACATACGCCCAATGATTTTGCGACCAGAACTGCTATTGAAAAAGTCAGCGACCTTCGCAGGGTTGATCCCAGCGGAAGGGCCATCAGTCAAACCGGCGAGAACACGCAACCCAGTCCGATTCGCTAGCCCTGCAGCGGCACCTTTAGCCGCACCCAAACCAGGGAGGGAAGGGATAGCGAACGCTGCGGCAGCATCAACAATGCCTGAATACCTGCGATATTCCTCGGTACCAGGCTGGGCAACAACCGTCGCCAAACCACGGCCCAAAGTGAACGCCTGCCCATCAATAGTGCCTCGATAGGCGCGGGCGCGTTCCGCCTGCAACTGTGCTGCACGACCACCCAAGAAAAAGCCCTCGCCCGCAACCTCATCATTAGCGATCAGCGTGCCGATGTCAGTTGAGATGAAGAACCCATTGAAATCAAAATCGGAAATGTCGCCGGTTTTGCCGACCTCGTACGCCTGCGATGCAAGGTTGGTCACCGCTTGCGGGACAAAGTTCAGTCCAGCAAACGTGTAGCGAACACCGGTCTTGAACTTGTCTTGGACGTTACGTTCCCACCACGACTTCTTCTTTTCACGTGTTGCACCGTATTCACGGATCTTTTCCAACACCGAGTTTTTTACGACAGTACCCAAGAACTCTTGCGCCTGTTCTTCTGTCATCTTGCCGTCTGTATAGGCACGAGCAGCGGGGATCAGAACACCTAGGTTCGCTGACGGATACTGACGGTAAAAGTTCGCCAGGTTTTGCGACAACTGCGGAGTAACAATCGACGCCCGCGCAGCAGCCATCCGATTCTCAGATTCATCAAGTTCCCGTTGAAGTTGGTTTTCTTCATCCGGCGTAAAATCAAAACCGGACATCAGTAACCTTGGTTCCCGTACTTGCTCAACATATTGGCAAGTTCTTCGTTCGGGTATGCGGCGTACAAGGCACGCAAGGTTTCCATCGTGTCGTCTACCGGGATGATGCGAGTGACCACACCCGCCTGAGCTGCGTTCGGGCCGGGACCGAAGTTTGCGCCAGCGGTGATCGGTTCGGTCGGACGGTCGGTCGGACGCAACAAAGGCTGTGCGCCCGGACGTGGAGCCTGACGGGCAGCCATCTGCTGTGCCTGCACCTGCGCCGGCGAAGAACCCGGAGGGACAGCCTGCTGAGAAGCCGCCTGTTGCGCCCCCTCACCATACGTCTGCCCCGTGAACCGGACCTGCCGTGTCGCAGGATTCCGCAAATCGGACCTATTGCCATACTGTTCGGCCATGATCAGCCTCCCAACTGTGCCAACAACGCTTCAATACCACCAGCCGGAGGACCAGCCACCGGAGCCTCGGCACCCATACCAGGCATCGCCAGGCCAGGCATCGTTTCCGGTGCGCCCTCAGGCATCTCCTGAGCCTGACGTTCACGTGCTGCCTCGTCCACTTCCGTGACCGCATCATACAAACTCTTGTTGTCAGCAAGAACCTTCTTGACCAACAGAGCGAGATCGGCAGGCTGATACGGACCTTGCGGATTCGCCGCCTGCTGCTGGATCGAAGACAGCAACGCCGCCTCCACACCCTCAGCCACAATCCGATCGTGTTCCATATCCGGGTCGGAGATCAGCGGATCAGCCTCACGAGCCGATTCTTTCGACATGAGGCCGGTGCCGACACGCTGCCCCAACCCGATAATCAGGTTGTTCACATCCGAACCGGCAGCCGAATAGGCGACATAGTGGAAATCGGTTTCCCAAATCTTGTTCGGCACATAGTCCACCTTGCCGACCGTCGCCCGACCAGGCAGAAAGAACGACTTGGAAGATGAACCCCAATACGCTTTCTCGATCGCAATCGCAATCCGGTCTTCCTCCATGAGGGAAGCAGCGAAAATTTCTTGTGCTTCCTGCACACGGAAGTCCACCGTCGCAGCCAACACGTTCTCGCCACGCCGGCCAGTACGGACGTTCGTTGCGGATTCGCCACCGAACTCAGCGGGGATCGCACCTTCCAAACGTTCCTGCCGTTCCAGGCGGTCCAACGCCTGCTCAGTCTTGTAGCCAGGGTTGACCTGCTGGGTGCGGATGTCGCCACCCTTCACAACACCAAGCAACCCTTCCTTGCCGGACGCCAGCTGGATGATCTCCGGGTTCTCGCCGGGGCGGGCGACCAGGTATTCGTCGGGGAAGATGCCTCGCTCAATCGCGATTTCGGTCAACGCCTGGAGGCGGGCGCGGGTGTAATACATCCCGAGCAACCCGTCGAACTGGCCGTGTGGGCGATCCAACGTGATCCGGTTCGGGACCACCACAAGGGGGACGCCGGCCCGGTTCGGGAGGCGCAACAACTCGACAGCATCAGCCCCCATCCGCTCATACGGATTCAGGCTCGGGTCATCTTCCGCGCCGATGACCGCCATCACAATCTCGTTCGCGTCGATGTACTCCAAAATGGTGAACATCGAGTCGTGATCCACCTTACCCAACCGGAGCTTCCCGTCCACCTGGGCCGGATAGTTCATCGCCAGCCACGAATACGGCTTCCGATAAGTGAAGATCACATCGTCCGGCACCGGGTTATCCGGGTCATCCGAGGGGCAGGGGAACGTGTCCAACGGGTTACGGATATGCCACTTCGGGATCAAAGTCTTGAAATCCGGCTTGATCACGACAGGCGACGACGAGTAGGCGAGCATATGGCGGGCGCGCCGACGCATCTTCATGTTCATCTTGTTGGCATCCCACATCGCCAACATCGCCTTCTTACGGGTGTTCGCCGTTTCCTTAGAACGCTCCGACCCTTCCTTGAAAGCCGGGAAAAACACCTGCGGCATGGTGGACGCCACCCGCATCGAGGTCTGATCCAAGCCCTGCACCAGCAGATTCGCTACCGAAGACCGGGCGTTACGGTCCAACTCATTCAATGGGATGATGACATCGCCGTTCGCCAATTCACGCACCCGCTGCATCTGGTCAAAGATCGGGCCTTGCACCCGACGACGGTGCCGATAGATGGCGACAATTTCTTCGATACTTCGCACGCGGTCTCCTATGGGCAGTCCTGCCTCTAGGATAACAGAATTACCCTGCTAGGAACGATGGTCGCCACATTCGGGGCGGCAACTTGGGGTCGGTGAGCTTCGGGGCGTGCAACAGCATGAACCAAAGAGCCATCGTCAAGTCGGTTCCCTTACGCTTATCTTTCGTCCACGTGGTCAACTCATCGACCAGCGCGAGTGTCTTCCAGTTCGCAGTCAAGGTCGGCAAACGGAGCGATCCGGTACGCACAACCGGGGGGATCAACGCTTCCACGCCCAGGTTTTCGTCGATCTTGTTGCGGCTGGTGGTGTGCGGGATGATCGTCACACCGCGGGTTGCCTGCCAGCGGCGCACAAAATCGTGGGCCAACAAGAACCGTTGGGCGGCGTTCACCTCGACAATGATGTGCGACACCGGGTATCCGGCCTGATCGGCGCGGGAAACCCATTCTTCCAGCACACCCGAATACTTCCCGGTCGCCAACTCGTAGCCGAGCAGATCCTCGGCAGTCAGTTTGACCCGCTCCAGGTCTACAACGTGGTACAAACCCAAGTCGGGTTGGACAACAGTCCAGATCACACCCCAAAAGTTTGCGGGTGACGGGTCCACCGAAATGATCGACACCCACGGCTGAGTCAGGTTTCGGGGTATCCAACCGGGCTGACGATCCCGGTCGATGCAACCCTCATAGAACACGCCGTCTAAACCGACACCCCCGGTGAGCATGGTGCGCTCAACCAGCTGGTAGTCAGTGTCAATGTTTTCTTGCTGGTAGACAACTCGGAATTTGTTGGGTTGGTTGTGTTTGATGAACGACAGGTCTTTCCACGGTAGGCGAACCGGGTCCAATAGGGGGCCGTTCGGCCAGGCCGGATGATCTTTCCGCCGCGATTTCGGGCCGAAATCCAGTTCTTCGTAGTACGCCTTGTAGGTGATGTGATGGTACTTCTGCTTCTTCACCGGGTCTTTCAGGCTGTCTTCGGCGGTGGCGTCCTCGCCATCATCCTCGTCAATGTCGTCGTAGGTGACCTTGTTGAGACAATGGGCGTACAGGTCGCCAGGTCCGAGCCGCTGGCCGATCACCGCCACCAAACCGCCCGGATCACAACGGGCTTCCGCCATCGAATCCCACCGCTCCAACAGCCGGTCACGGGAAACAGACTCTTTCGCGTTCTCCGGAGAGGCCACGTCATCAAACAAACACAGGTCGGCACGATGGCCGATGAACTCGGCGTCAATACCGTACGCCGACACGGTTGGCTCCTTGTTATCCAACCCCTGCAAACCCATCTGCTCGACAATAAATTCTTCGGCACGCCACAGGGAGCCGGATGCGGTCGGTTTGAACTTGCCGTAGTCCTGGGCGAGACACCCTTCGGCGTCCACCGCCAGCCCCTTCTTCACCAACTCCGGGTCTGCGATGTAGCGGGTGGGTCGTTCCAGGGTTTCTCGGATACGACGCGAGTACATCTTCGCCAACGTGCCGGAAATCGACCCGTACAGGACGCGGATCGCCCGGTTTCGGACGATGCACCAGACAGCGACATCGTGAAAGAGGGTGGATTTGCCTGCACCGGGCGGGCAGTTCAGGACCAGGAACTCTTTTTCTTCTGATTCCAGGTACTCGACGATCTTGTATGCGGCTTCAACCTGCCACGGTGAGGGGACGCGCCCCAGGTAGACGCGACGGAAGTAGTCGAAATCGTCCCAGCCTCGTTTCGCGCGCTCGGAAAGACGCTCATACGGGATGACTGGGGGTAGTTCTGCGATCTGGTCCAGGTCAGCGCGCAGTTCTTCCAGCTGTTTCCCACCACGACTGGCTTTGTAGGTGGCTTTTTTCTCAGCGAAGTTCGCAGCCGCAACATCAGCCTGCAACTTCTTCTGCTTCGCCACCCACTTCTGGCCCGTGTTGTAGTGGATACCCGCAATCTTGCAGGCTTCCTTGATCGAGATGCCAGCGTTGATGGAAGCCCAGAACCGAACTTTGTCTTCGGCTGGTACGTCGCGGCGGCCAGAATATTCGTTACCAGTCATGTCCAGCAGTAACCAGAATCGCAGCCATCCGCCCCGATCTCCGAACCGAACAACGTCTCCCCAGCCGCATAAATCGTGTCCGACAAACGGGTACGGTTCAACGCCCCCTTGCGGGTCAGATAAACCTGACGCATCCCTGACTCTTTCTTGCGGGCCTGCACGAAATCTTCCAACTGTTGCGCCTTCTCAAACAATTCCGGTTCGTCGCGCCGCAACTCAGACCAAACCAGTTCGGAATGGAACGGGCAGAAGAAACAGGACGACTTCGGGGGAACAGGCAGCCCGGCCCCCCGAATAACCTCCATACAGTCAGTCCGGTTCATACCCAAATCAAGCAGCGGATATTGGCGGATCTCCATACTGGCATCCTTGCCACGTCCAGCCCGCTCAATCTCGTCAGTCGAAATACCCAACTGCACGTAGGCCGGGTTCTGCTTGGTCGCCCCGTTTGCCCGCAACCAGCGGTGCAAGGTTTTGATCTTGAAATCGGCGGTACAGGCTCGGCCCATTGGGTTGCCCTGCTCACCGAACACCGGGATCAAATCACGTCGAGAACCCTCCTGCGTGATCTCCTTGTACAACGAGGTTTCCTGCCCCTTACGGACAGGGCGCAACTCGTGGATCGGTAAGCCTCGTTCCGCAGCCCACGGGATCGCGATCTCCCGCACATATTTCAACGTGACCGGATGCTCCGAGTCGTCGCCCACGTTGGCGAACAAAGCTGCATCAACATCCGGTATCCGGCCCTGGGTAGCCAACACGATCATCGCAGTTGACTGAACCCCTCCCCCATAGGAAATGATCTTCATGCCCCCAGTATAGGAGAAGCCCCCGACCTCGGAGGCAAGGTGGGGGCTTCTCGGTGTGGGGTTGCTACGGACGGACCAAGGATAATCGTGGAGAAAGGAGATCCACTCGCCCGAGACAAGCGAACGTCCGTGCGTCATCAGCATACCACTTGACCGGGCAGACGCAAGTGGTAAGATCAGATCGCTGGCGTGGGGCCGGCACACATAGGCCACTAGACCGAACGAGACAAAATGAAAACTAAAGCAACCGAATATTTCGCCATGATCCCCGAATGGGTTTTGTACGGCGACATCTCCACCGCAGCCGTCCGAGTGTTCGGATGCCTCAACCGGTACGCCAACGGGCAAACCAGCAAATGCTTCCAAAGCCGGGCCACCATCGCCAAACTCTGCCGTGTCAGCGTCAAAACCGTAGACCGAGCAATAGAAGAACTGGTTGACCTCGGGGCAGTGACCGTCACCCGCCGCTACATCGACGCCAAAGGTGACATAACGGAAAACCCGCAGGAAGGCGTGGAGTTCACCTCCAACGAATACACCGTCATCATGTCCCTACCTAGGGAAAATTTGACGCCACCCTTAGGTAATTCTGACGCTACCCCTAGGGACAAAAACGACACAC